CTTCATACAACTGAGCATGTGGATCATCCTGAACAAAATTAGATTTATTCGAATCATACTTATGGAAAATTGCACGTTGCTCGTTATAATCAGGAAAACCATGAGCCATCAAATCAGAAGTAATATTCAACTTCTTTAACATATTGGAATATTCACGAGAGGTATAATCTAATGTATCAATAATCTCCATCGGAGCGCGACCATCCAAATTAATCATTTCACGATAAATCAAGCGACAAGCAAGATAAGAAACAGGATTTGTAAACATAGTGTCCCACACTTGACCGATTGATCGCAGAATCATATCAACGGGCAAAGAACTAGTGGGAGCAAGAAGCTTTTGCATAGTCTCTGATAACGGTTTAAAAGGCAAAACTGGCAATAAATCACCAGATATAAAGAAACGCTTAAGAAATTTTGGTCCAACCAATTTCAATTCACCAGTAGTATAATTTGGGACGGAAAGAAAAATCTTATGATGAAGTACATCCTTAATTAACATACCAAACGTTGCTTCAGAATAAACAGCAAATACTTCCTCATTCAATATTTCAGACAAAGTACTAGGAGCACACCACAAATGGTCATCACCATACACACAAATTCGAATAAAACCATTCAACAAGCATTTTTTTATATAAGGAGCTCTCATGGGATACAATTCCATTGTATGAACCAAAAACAATGAAAAACAGAATAAAGTGCAAAAAGAACCAGCATGACTAGTTTCCTTACCACCAGAATAAAGCATGCCACGAATGACACGCCAAACGTCACCGTTATGACACGTAGGCTTAATGACCATGTTAAACATTGTGTCAGCGTTCGCATGAAAAAAGACTCTACGCTCTATTTCCGTCATAGCATCAAAATCATAATAAGCACAATTAGTAGCTTGATAAACCATCAACAACCAATCCACAATATGCTTATCATGTAGCGTATAATCTCCTTCATACCACATCATACCAGGAACGTTATAATTCAAATAAGTGGCAAAATTCAAAGCACCACCATACCACCAAGACCGACCAACATTAATCGCATTACCACGCTCAAGCTTAATTCGAGGGCCGTTAATCCACGTAGAATTCAACTGATGGCGAGCATTCGTCATAAAGAATTCACGCTTCTTTTGACGCAACTTGAGTAGGTCAGCAGTGCGTTTAGCGTAACCGCACTTACGCTCAACCTTCAACTTTATCACACAATGACTCTCTAAATGGGTAAAAGACTCATTAAACAACATCTTAACCCAAGTACGATGGGATGTCATGGCCCATTTTATCTGCTCTACCTTCTTACCTATAGGAGACACAACAACAGACTTTCCTTGGACAACACACACAGTCCGAGGACCAGGACGTATACCAGACGAAGCCATCATATTCATTTCACGAACATACTCGATCGGATTATAAGCAAAAACAATCTTCTTAAAATGATGACGAGTTTGAATGAAATGATTATACAAAACATTCAAAGCCCTAGGAATCATAGGTAACGCACGCTGATATCCTACAGTACGCGTCATATTATCAACATTAAATTCATTAAAATTACGAAAAACGTCATCTGGACCGTAATTCTCTAAAGTACTACACCACGACACATTACCATAGCGACGCCCACATGAATAATGCGAAAAAGATAACGTTTTTACACACAACTCACGCAAGGAATAAAGGACATTGCACTGCAATTCAGACTTGGAGTCCTTCCACACATAAGACGTAGCATCGATGCCCAGCCGATTAAAGTACCAATTGTCCAACCGAGTCGTGGCAGCGCGTAAAAAACTAGCATCTACACGGGCCACAGACTTAACCTGATTAGAACATGAAAATTGCGGTCGAATTATATCATTATCAAACACGGCTGAAGCACGCATCAAATTATCAAGATAAGCATTAATATTAGGCAAAAAATTCTCAATGACAGTAGCGCCTTCTAGTGTGTAGTTTTTTACGATTGCAGCAGTCATTTCACAATACATCAGATTCAACGTCCTCTTTACGGAATCTTTTACGCGCAACACAACAAAGGGCTTAACAGGATCTATCCCCGATACGTACAAATCACAATCACAATACTTATGATCATCACACTGCCCTTTAAACGTAAAAGACATTCTATGAACACCTTTCCGGTTAAACAAATACTTCAACAACGGCGTTGTTAAATACGTTTTTCGGGCGTAATGAAAATCAAATTTTTTTGCTTCCAAATGCTCCAGTATAACAAATACGCAAATTAGTTCAACAATCACGTCACGCGCAAATTG